TTTGCGTGTGCCTTTGGATTACTAATCTTCTGTCCAGCACGCACTTTGCTATTATTATATGTTTTAAGTGAAGCTCCTGCTATAGCTCCTGTCATACCATTTTGAACAACAAGGAACTTTCTCAAACCTGGCCCACTAATCTTTTGAAATGTTTTACCTACATCTGATAATACTTTTGTAATCTGTTCAGTTTCTTTTTGATTAAAGGTAGCTTTACCAGATACATCTTTGTAAGTTGCATCATCCATCCAAACTGAAGATGGTTTACTTAATCCTTTTATATCTGCACCAAATGATGCTTTCATATCTTGTAAATTATCACCAGTGTAAGTAGTATGCCAAACTACACCAATCTTAGAAGAGTTCATTGTTTTACCTAAATCACTATCTACAGGAACAGCATATACAATTGTATTTGGTTGGAATGTGTAATACTTTGTTCCATCAATAGTATCAGTATCTAAATCAGTATACATCAAGTCACCTTGAAGAACACCTTTGATACCCAACTTAGAAAACTCTGCAAGTGCAACTTTAAATTTTGCATTTAAGTCTCCAGATAAATCTGCATCTATCTCTGCACTTGTTTTGTATAATTTTGGATTTACGTTAAACACAGATTTCTTTGCAACAAAGAACTTACCATCTTCTGGATCTGTACCAGCAAATATTGCAGGCGCACCATCCCACTTTACTGTCATGTTAACTGAACTTCTACTTGCACCAGCGAGCATATCTCTTAGTGATCTTAAAAAGTTTAGTGCAGCTCTACCACCGTCTACACCAAAATTAATTATTTCATCTTCTAGGTGTTCTAGGTGTAAATTCTTTCCAGCTTTACTTTCTAGTAAAAATGATTCAAATGCAAACTTTTGATTTGGTGTTTTAAAATCTTTTTTTCTCATAATTGTTTTCGCAACTAAATCTAATTCATCTCCATCCTTTTTAAGTACAAATGGCATATTGATATCTGTTCTCATATCATTAATAACTGCTTGTGCATCTGCACCCAAAGATGCAATCTTCTTACCAAACTTCTTATAGGATTGTTTGAATAGTCTAGTAAGTTCTGCTGGAGTGATATCCTTTTTATTTCTAGCATCATTAGCACGATCAATAAAGTGTCGAGTAAACTCAACATCGATACCAACAGCTTTAAATATTCTGTCAGCATACTTTTCTAATTCTGCTATATCTTTTCTAGTAATCATTTTAGTAATCCATTATATGTAACTTTTAAACTCCACTGTTTAAGTTTACCACCACTGCTTGAACGAATAGTCATACCTAGTTTAACGGACTCATCACCAGAAATCAACTCTATTACCCAATTTTGTTTTGTGTTCGATGCATATGCTTTAACAAATTTTACTTGAGGTAAAAACACACCAACGGCATCTCTGTCTGTAACTTCTTCATAATTAGAACCAATCGCTTTAACAACTATTGTAGGTACATCAGGTGCTTCTCTAAGAATTGCATCTTTAATCCATTGCATAGATTGTTTATCATTTTTATTCATTCTATCAATAACACCTTGCCGTGCTAATTCTAGATACTCATCATAATACTTGTTTTGATCTTTTACAGAAAGTTTATTAATAGCAGCAACAGTTTTTGTTTTGTCCTTGTGTCTACCATTCACACCACCATCAAAATTATTTATCGGCGGCATACCTTTAATCTTTGAATATACTTGGTTGTAAATAAGTTTACGCAATGCATCATGCCCAGATTTGTCATTAAAACTTGGGCCTCTTTTGTTTACAAATATTGTTCTGTGATATGTGTTTAATTGAGGTTCAGCAGTTTTCTTTCCACCAGCCTTCAAACTGACACCCAACATTTTACCATCTCTGTACTCAATAAACATATCGCCAGGATGATTTTCTGGTACACCTTTTGGTTTACCACGATAACCCCAATAAGCAATATTTATTGGTTTATCATTATTTTGGTCATTGATAAATTTCAATACGCCTAAAGCGTTTTCCATTTTTTCTTTATATTTTGAAGAACCTTCAGCGCCATTTACAGTTTTTTGAGCTGCTTCCAAATCTGATTTTATAATGCATTTGCAAGAGGATAAATTGACATTCATCAACTTTTCCATAAAATCTTCAATATTTTTGGGATTTAACTTTTTTTCAAAAGCAATACATGGAAATAATTCTGTTATACTAGAGTTAAGAGTGCTTTCACCCATACCGCCAGTTTTAGGTTTTACATTAATTCTAAAGTTTCTTCCATCAAATGTACCATCAATAGGGTCAACTGATGAATCAGTAGATGTAGTGTTTGCTGGAATACCAGCATTTTTTAAACGTCTAAGAATTTCATCTCTATCTGTATCTCTGTCACCAGATAAAACTTTAATCTGAACTCTTGCTCTTTCAGATTTATCAGTTTGTGTATATTCAAAACCATTTAAAACATCAGCAGGCAAATCTATATCTTCTGATATAAGATTTTGAATTTTCTCTACATGAGAAATTTTAGATTCTTGAACAGGTTTTAGTTGCCGAACGTACTTTTGTAAAGGCATCTCAATTTCTCCATATAACTAATATAATACTTTTAAGTATTTAGGAGACTTTGACTTTACACTTTCCAATCTTGTCCAAAATCTGTCTTATCAAAAACTGGTTGAGCAAAGTCATCTTGTCCACTATCTACTATATCTTGTTGATTATTCTTAACATCATATAGTCTCATTTTTGCTCTGTCAATACCTATGACAAATCTTTTATTAACAGTTGGATCATTATATCTATTCTTCAATTGTTTAACAGCAATTTGATTTAGTCCTTCTAGTTCTTCATTACTGATGAGGGCAAACATAAGATCAGCTGTCGCAGGCAAACCAAAACTTTCAGATGTATCTTCAAGACCAATATCTGAAGATACGAAGCCTGATCTAGTGGTTTGTGTTGCTGACATAATAGGTAAATTTGTTTCAACTGCCAATCCCCTAAGTTCTTCTGCAACTGATTTAATGTACATATAAGAGTTGACATTTGTAGCTCCTTTGAATCTGCTTGATGCACAGATATTTAGATAATCAATAAACAAAATATCTGGTTTAAATGTTTTCTTAATAGCTAGTTCTTTTAACAATCCACGAAAATGTGCAGAGTGAGCAGATGCAGTTGGATATTCTTTGATAATTAGTTTACCATTTGTTTTATCTCTTATATTCTTAATTTTATCATCAAACATTTGTTTTGGTAAACTATACAAATCTTCCATAGATATATTCATTAAGTTTGCATCAATACGTTCTGCAATTCTTTCTTCTGCCATCTCCAAGGTAATATACAAAACATTCTTACCTTGAGATAAACAATTTGCAGCCATATGACACATAAATAACGATTTACCAACACCAGTACCAGCAAGAGCAATATTAAGTGTTTTAGGTGGAAGTCCACCTTTTGTTATTTTATTGAAGAAGTCCAAATCAAATGGAATCTTTTCTTCTACTTTATGATAAAATTCAAATCTTGAATCACTATCTAAAACGTAGTCATGACCAATATGATTATCAAAACCAACGGCCAAGGCATCAGTGAGAAGACTAGGAATAGCCCCAGCATCTCGTTTATTATCTTTTCCTTCAATAATTTTAATTCCGTCAACAATCGCATTATACACCGCCTTATCTTTACAAAACTTTTCAGTTGTATCTACTAACCAATCGTAATCAACTTCAGTTGATTCCAAAGTCTTAATTACTTCGATTACTTTTTTATAATCAGACTCGTTTAAATCTCCACGATCTGATACTTCAATTTGTAGGGATGTTTGAGATGGAACAGAATTGTATTTCTCAACAAATTTTTGTATTTCTTCAAAAACTGTTCTTTCAGTTTTATCGGCAAAATAATCACCCTTTAGGAAGGGTAAAACTTTTCTAGCATATTCTTCATTATAAACTAACTGACTTAGTGTAGTTCTTTCAATCGTTTGATTTTGCAACATAATCCTCTCTATCAATAATATCTACAAGAATGTCTCCAATGAGATCAAAAAAATCATCATCAAAGTCTTCTTTCTTGACTCCATTATTATCCACTATATCATATTCAAATTTAAAAGGCAATGTTCCATCTGGATTTTCTTCTTCTGGTAATGAAACCATTCCATACTTATAGATAACCCCTTCATATGGGCCACCTTTAATACCTATACAAGTAGAATCGTCACCCTCTTTAAAAACGTACTTGTATCCTACGTTTTTGTTAGGAACTGTAAATTCCTCAGCCATAATAAAACCTCATTATATTAATTTTCTTTTTTCTTACCAATATTGTATTTTGTCTCTAGATTCCACTCATTTTTTTCACTAAAGGAAATTACTTTTATTTGACTAAGAGGAGCACATTCTGTTAATTTAGATACAATTTTTATTAAACCCCAATCACTCAAAAGTTTAGCAATAGTATTTCTTCTTGCAATATCATTTTCAGATAGATTTGTGTCTTTACCATCTAGTGCAAATAATTCTTTAAAATGCACGATGTAATACTTACCTTGTTTATGTAAAATATGACAAGATTGGTATAACTTTTTTTCTTTTCTAGAAGCAACACCTATACGTGATAGAGTCTCACGTACTTTTAGGAAATCATCTGGTTCGTTTAAACTAACTTCCAGCATTTGCTCCTGTTTCCAACTAACTTCTTCCATTTCTTCCACCTTTATATAATTTTTCTTTTATGGTGGCGATTTGTTTATCATTAAGTATTGTAAGAGCTATCTTAGCTTTTTCATTATTGTATCCGTAGAACTCTTTAACATACTCTAGATTTTCTAACTTATCCGCCTTCAACCAAGGGCTAAATCTCTTTCTTGCCCTTACACTATTTAGTAAAAAGTCGAACTGTAGTTTCTTATCTAGATGAGGATACTGATTTATCTCATTTACAAGCATTAAAGTATCTTGTGAACCAGATAAACATCTATTTACAATGAAAGGTGGATACTTCTTTTCCCACATTTCATCCTCACTATCTAAAAGATTTTCTTTAGTATAGTTTATAGAATTAAGATAATCTTTTAAATCATACATTATTTAAACTTTGCTCTGGCCATTATTTCTGTTAGACATGCAAGTGTATTGATTTCTTGATCTGCAACAAAAGCACCTTTATGTTGATACTCAGCCAAGATAACAACAACATGAGGAATAGAAGTAGGATCGAGAAAAGTGTACAGACTATCATAAATGCTCCTATACAGACGAACAGCGTCCATATCGAGATTATTGACAACCCATTTACGAACATTCGTAAACTCCTTCTTCTTCATGTAATTCATTAACTCTTTGATATTTATTTCTGCAATGTCAGTAAGAATACCAGCATCAATTCTACCAGAAACAGAATATCTCTGTAGTTCATTTAGAATACGCCTCCAATCTGGAAAGTGTCTTTGAATTACTTCTACAAGAACTTTTTTGTCATACTCTACATTTTCATTTTGTAGAATACCGACCATCCTCTTCATAAATTCAGAAGCAAGATTAGGTTTTTCAGACTTTGGTATATTAAAATCAACAACACTACAACGTGAGTGTAATGGTTCTATCAACCTATTCTTGTAATTACATGTAAGAATAAATCCACAGTTATTGTGAAACTCTTCCATGAAACCACGTAAAGCTGGTTGAGTAGATTGTGGATTTAGATAATCTGCTTCATCCAGAATCAGATATTTTCTACCACCCTCAAGAGATACAGTTGATGCAAAGTTTTTGATTTTAGTCCTAAGTACATCAATACCAGATTCCTCAGAACCATTAATCATCATATAAGTTGAACCTAGTTCCTCTAGGACAGCTTTTGCAATAGTTGTCTTACCAACCCCTGGCCCACCAGATAAAATTACATTTGGAACATTACCATTTGCAACAAATTCCTTAAATGTACTTTTCAGACCATTTGGTAAAATGCAATCGTCTACAGTTTTAGGGCGATACTGTTCTACCCACAAAAATGTATCCATAATTAATTACCATAACTTGACTCTGGTTCTAAGGCGATAAAATACCCTACTGGTAATTTTTGATTTTGGAAATGACTAATTCGTTTGGATGAAACTTGTACATCATAACTTCCTGGCAACAGTTTCAGATTTTCTACTTTGAACCAAAACTTGTATGCAGAGTTTTCTGAATTAGCGTCAATAGGTGAAGAATAACTATTAGCGTTATTATTTTTTTTATCAGTTACTTTAAGTTCACCAGTTTCAAGAACCATATCTGGAGCACCAATAACAGCAGCTGCTTTTTGCACTTCAGAAAGAATAGTACTATCCATAGGAAAAGTAACTTCAGAAGAAGGCATAGTTAGTTCTTTACTTGGAGAAGTTACTACAGATGGGTCAGAAAACCAATACTTTAATTTCTTACTTTTTGCATTTGTCTCACTAATAACAACATAATCATCATTGAATGTTAGTTGAGGTTTTTGAAAGAGAGACATGCAAGATAGAAATTCATTCAAATCGTAGATTGCAAAATCTACAGGAAATTCTTCTTCCACATCAGCTTTTGCTACAATGTTTTTCATTGCAGACATAGTATTTAAAACCTTACCTTTTTTAACCAAAAGGTTTTGATTTATTGTCGAAAAGTTTTTCAATATCGACACAGTTTGTTCACTTAGATTCATTATTTAGATTCTCCATATTATTAATGTGTAATGCGATAATACCGTAATGAATTACTTTAAGTAAATCTTTACGATCCTTACCATTCTTTTTACCATACCTTTGAGCATACTTTAAAATATTTCCAATACAGAATCCTTCTCCATGTCCACCATCAATAATGAACTCTGTTGCTTGGAATTTATTTTTACTGTAATGTGCATCGTAGGTAGAGTCAATATACTCTTTCAATTCGGAAAGAGCTTTGTCTTCACTGTATTTGTATATATCTTCCATAGTTATCCATAATATAGTAAAGAGGGAACTTTGTCAAGTTCCCTCTAAGTTTTTTTTTAATTAACTTCAATGAGTCTTGGTTTCTTCTCTTCTGGAATAATACGTTCAAGCTCAATCGTTAACATCCCATTTTCAAGTTTTGCATCGTTTACCACAATATCATCTGCAAGAGTAAAATTTCTTTCAAACTTGCGATATGAAATTCCACGATACACAGTTTCATCATCTTCACTGTTTTCTTTTACAGAACGAACTTTTAAAGTACTTTCTGCAACTTCCACTTCGATGTCTTTTTTACCGAAACCAGCAAGTGCCATTTCGATAACATAATTAAGTTCACCTTCCTTCCGAATGTTATAAGGTGGAAAACCTGTGGAACTAGTATTATTAGTTACATAGGTATTGAGATGATCAAAAATTCGATCAAATCCTACAGCGTATGGGGTTAATTGATTAAAGTTGTCGTATAGATTTAGATTGTTTCTTACCATTTTTTATCTCCTTAAAAAGCAAGATTTGTTTTTGTATCCCAAAAAGGCGATACGTTATAATATATATAAGACTTAAAATTAATATTTCAAGCCTTATATACATTTTTTTTAATTATTTTTTCACAAATGGATTACCAAATTCATCTACAAGATTAGTTTCACGAATCTTATTTGAAGAATTTGTGGTAATATCTTGTGGTAAAAATCCACCGAAAACGAAAGGTGATTTGATAGTATCTCTCACTGGTGCGATATCCATATCCATACCAAATGCAACTATATCAATCATCTTTTCTTTCATCTTCTTGAAATCTTCTAACCATGACTTTCGGTCTGCTTTAAGTTCACTAGGTTTTGGATTTTCAATGTAACCGTAGATAGTTACTGGTGCAAACGTAGTTCCACCATACTTCTTTGCAATTTCCAACGCATCCCAAAATACACCCTTTGAATAACCAGTAGGTCTTGCATATGCGATACCTTCTACGTCCTTGTTAGACTGTCCACCATACTGATATCCAAGTTCCTTCAACCTAGCATTTGCTCGTGGGCCGTCAAAAGGCATCATATTACCATAAGGTGACTTTAACTTTCTTGCGAGTCTTAAAATTGCAGCCTTCTGTTTTTCTGTCTTGTCAGCTGCAACTACATCTAAAAATGCAAGTATATCTATATCATCATTTTTTACTGATCCCTCATTGATTGCATCAACAATACCCTTTGCCAAATCAGCGTTAGTATTTCCAGTACGTGGATTTTGAACAATATTGGTTGTATACATAAACTCACGGCGAATACGTGGAGTATCAAACTCAAGTACATCTACCATAGTTGCATCCCAACCAAGTTCTTCTTCAGCTGCATCTCTAGTATAACCAGCGAGAAGATTTAACTTCTTACTATCTTCTTGATTTACTTCAGTTGCTTTTACCGGCTGGTCATAAAGAATACTGTTCACTTCATAAGAAATACGAATTGGTGCAATATTATCAAGTTGTAATGTAAGGTTACGAGGTTGAAACTGACGAATAATATTATTACGATTAATAACAATACGTCTTTTAAACGTAACTCCCTCTGGATAAATTGGGGGTGATTCTTTTAGTGATCGTGGTATATCAAATTTGATACTTGTGTTATTGGTTTGCATTTTTTTCTCCTATTACAAACTATGAGATAAGACCATCTTATCTCTTATATAATTAATAGAAACCTTTTCTATTAATTTTCTCATAATAACAAATACTATATTATTTGTCAATACCCCTTTTAATTTAATTCAAACTTTTTTATTTTTTCTTTTGCATGTTCATTAAACAAATAACCATATTTTTCATATTCGTATATTTTTAAAAATCTTTCATATCTTATATCATAATCTGAGTTTTCATTTTTCCAATCAAAACCATGTACATCAAATAGTTCTCTATGATGTGTATCTAATGGAACATTTTTATCTACTAACATCATGTGTGGTGA